TTAAGAGAAATTAAAATCGAACCATATCAAAAAGTAACACAATATAAAATATCTGATTAAATGGGTAGACCTAAAAAAAAATCACAAGGATTAGGAGATACAATAGCAAAAGTAACTGAGGCTTTAGGAATAGATAAACTAATGCCAAAAGATTGTGGATGTGATGAACGTAGAGAAAAACTAAATAAGTTATTTCCTTACAAGTTTAAACCTCGTTGCTTTACAGATGAGGAGTATAATTGGTATTCTGAATATCTAACAAGGAAATCAATTAAAGTAACTAAAGAGGATGTAAAAGCATTATTCGAATTACATTCAGCTATTTTTAATATTAAAGGAGTTTATCAACCTTGTCCAACTTGTAGCCCAAAACCTTTAATTGAAATTATAAACAGATTAGATTTACATCATAAAAATCATAAAGAAACAATTGAATAATCAATACTTATATCAATGGCAGGCACAGGAGGTCAAAGAGAGGGCGCAGGGCGAAAAACTAAAGCGGATGAGGAGAAAGTAAATATAATATTTATTAACGCCTTAAAATCGCTTTATTCAGTCGAAACAGATGAACAAGCAAAAGAAAAATTTGTAAAAGATACTTTAATGGATAGTCAAAGAGGACAAATATTTATAGCTGAACATTTATTCGGTAAAGCACCACAAGAAGTAAAACAAACAAATTATAATATTGATGCTAAAGATTTGGACGAGCAAGAAATTAAGCGTATAAAAGAAACATTAGATAATGCTTACTAATGAAGAAAAGGTTTTAAAAGTAATGTGTGAAAATGATTTTCTTTTTTTTATGCGTTACATATACAAAGAGAATAATAGGCGTAATTTTATAGTTGCGCCTCATTTTGTTTTAATAGCAGACTTCATTAAAAAAATAATTGATGGTAAAATAAGGCGAGGTATTATAAATATACCTCCTCGTTATGGTAAAACAGAAACCTTAGTAAAACAATTTATAGCTTACGGGTTGGCAATAAACCCTCAATCAAAATTTATACATTTATCTTACTCGGATGACTTAGCTTTAGATAATAGTAGCCAAGCAAAAGAGTATGTTGAGAGCGATGCATTCCAAAAGTTTTGGACTATGAGTTTAAAAAAGGATGCACAAGGTAAAAAGAAATGGTTTAATGAACAAGGCGGTGGGGTTTATGCTACTGCAAGCGGGGGGGCAATTACTGGTTTTGGAGCTGGAGTTTCAGAATCAAAAGTATTTAGTGGTGCAATTATAATTGACGACCCATTAAAGCCTGACGATGCATTTTCAGAAGTTAAAAGAAAAGCAGTTAACGATAGATATAACAACACAATACGTTCACGTGTTAACGATAGAGATACGCCTATAATAGTTATTATGCAAAGGTTACACGAGGACGATTTAAGTGGATTTCTTTTAAATGGTGGTAGCGGAGAAAGTTGGGAACACTTATGTTTACCTGCTTTAGATAAAGATAATAATCCTTTATGGAGTGATAAACATTCATTCAACGAATTGGAACAGATTAGACAGGCAGACAGATATACTTTTGCAGGTCAATATATGCAAGAACCAGCTCCTGATGAGGGAGGGGAGTGGCGTAAAGATTGGTTTGAGATTATAGATAAATCAGAAATACCATTAAATGAATTACGTTGGGAATTAATTATTGACGGCGCTTATACTAAAAACACTTCTAACGACCCAACAGGTTATCAAGTAGGAGCAAAATATAAAAACGATTATATTATATTTACCTCTGTGGATAAGTATTTAGAATTACCTGAGTTATTAAAAGACATCCCAACTTTTATTAATTCATTGCCTTTTAAAATTAGTTTGATATTGATAGAGCCAAAGGCAAGCGGTAAGTCATTAAAACAAATGATAGTTGACACAACAAAATATCCTGCAACAGAAATAAGAACGGACTTTGTAAATAATTCTAAAATAGAAAACGTTCGCGCTTGTTCTAATTATGTTGAGGGTGGACGTGTAAAACTAATAAAAGGAATTTGGAATGAAGCATTTTTAAATCAAGTTGGAACGTTTCCAAATGCTAAACACGATGAGCATATTGATTTGACTTGCTATGGAATTGAAAGAAATTTAATGAGTTCAAGAGGTGTAGAAATACGTTAACCTCTGTAACAAAATCACTAAAAATTAGTTATATAAATATGAAAGTAAAGATAGCAGAGGATTTATCGGAAATAACTCTATTGCAGTTTCAAAAGTATGAATTGTATTTGCAATGCGAACCAAATTTGCTACAGAAAATACAAATATTTACAGGTATTTCACAAGAGGAATTAGCAAAAGTTCCTAAAATAGATTTAGAAGAGTTGGAGTTATTAATTGATAAAGCTTTAGATAGTCCGAAACCATTTGTAAATCGTTTTAAATTAGGCAATATTGAGTTCGGTTTTATTCCAAACTTTGATAAAGTAACCTTTGCAGAGTTTAAAAACCTGCACGATTACGCAGATAGTGTTGAGGAATTGCATAAAACAATGGCAATATTATTTAGACCGATTAAAAATAAGTTTAGCTTCCGTAGAAATAAGTTATATCAAATAGAAGATTACAACGGAACGGAACAATATGCTGAGATAATGAAGTTAATGCCTATGAATATTGTCACAGGCGCGTTGTTTTTTTTTCTGAATTTGTCAAAAGAATTACTGATTCATACCCAGAGATATACTCAGGAGGAACAAGTGAGGGAAGAGTAGCAAGTGACTATTTTAATAAATGGCAATGGTACGCAACATTAGACGAATTAGCAAACGAAAATATATTAAAGTACGAAAGTGTTTTAAAATTAAACATACACGAAGTACATATGTTTTTAGCACATAAGATTGATAAAGGAAAATTAAGAGAGGAATTAATGAAGCCACAACAAGGCGATAAAGTAATAAGTTTATAAAATGGGTTTAAATCAGTATAGCCAACTATTAAATTATTTAAAATCATTAGCTGATGCCGATGTATTTATTAATACGGTTACAAAAGGAGATTGGTCAAAGCAGGAACTAAACAAAAGCATTAAGTTCCCTCAATGTCACATCAACGTAACCGATGCAAATTTTAACAATGGTAGTACGATAGTATTCGGTGTTCAAATTGGTGTGTTTGATATTCGTGATTTAAGCAAAGAAAATAGTACAGATGTATTTTGGGAGCAAGATAATGAAGTAGATAACCATAACGAAACATTAGCATCATTAAATCGTATGTGGTTAATTATGTTAACCGATTTCGAAAAGACAAATATTACAGCAAGTGAAAACCCAACTTTAGAAATAGTAACTTTTGACAGAGCAAATGTTTTAGATGGTTGGATATTAACATTTCAAGTAGAGATACCAAATACAACTATTAACTTATGTCAGTAAAAAATGCTTTAGACGATTTCGGTCAGTACATTGTAAAACAATCACGTGCTAACTTAACTCGTAAAGGTAAAAAAGATACAAGTAGTTTATATAAATCTTTAGACTATGATTTAAAGGTTTCAAAGAATAGTTTCGAGCTTACTTTCTTAATGGAAGATTATGGTAAGTTTGTAGATAAAGGGGTTAAGGGTGTAAGTAGTTCGGCTAAAGCACCTACAAGTCCATTTAAGTTTGGAAGTGGAACAGGTCGTAAAGGTGGATTGACAAACGGTATTAAAGGTTGGACTCGTAGAAAAAGAATACAATTTAAAGATAGAAACTCAGGTAAGTTTCTTAGTTATGAAAGTACGGCTTTTTTAATTATGCGTTCAATCTATCAAAAAGGATTAGAAACAACTAACTTCTTTGAAAGACCTTTTGAGTTAGCGTTTAAAAGGTTGCCTGATGATATTGTAGAGGCGTATGGATTGGAAGTTGATAGTTTATTAAAAACAAGTTTATTATGATTAAAGTTTTATCTAAATATTATATTGAAGTCCCTTTTATAAATCCTTTTAATGGGTTAGTTTGTGAGTTTTTTACTTTGCAAGTATATACTTATGTAGGGGATAAAAACGCTCCATCAGGCGTTTTGGCATACGAGAAAACAATTAAAAACCCTGAGAGTTTAGATACTAATTTAAAGATAGATATATCAAATTTTGTTGCTGAATTTGTCCCTATAAATGGAGCGTGTTGGGTTAGAACACAAGTTATCTATAATAACAGTGAAACACCTGAATTAATTCAAATAAAATTAGCATCAAAAGGATACACTTATGGTACAGAGGCTATCAATCAAGAAGCTGATGGCATATTAACCACAGGGTTAGAACATAAAATAGCTAGAAATCAAACTTTTGTATTAAAAATACTAGCCGAAGAAACGCCTATAGCACCATCGGAATTGGTTATTGATAGTATAACAGAAACAACTGCTCCTGAATATGAATTAGCTTGGACTTGTACCGAATCAATATTAACAATAATATATAGCTATAGATTAGATGGAGATACAGATTGGATTAATAGTGAAGAGTTATTGGCTACTAATCCAATACTTATTAATTTACCTTTAACTATTGGCGATTATGAGGTCAAAATAACAGGAATAGATATTTCAATGGGTATAAATATAACTTCTAACATTTTTGAAATAACAATATAATGATAGCAACAATTAAAAGTTATCCTAATTTAGAGATAGATACCACTCAGGA